CCGTGACGCTGCACTTGCTGCAAACAACTTGACCATGACTGCATATAACAATATTGTTCAGCGTGAACGAGATGTTCTTGCTTGGGCTTGGCAGTCTGGTGAGAACGCAGCACAAAGGGATGCGAACATTGCCGTTGCTAAGATACAAGCTGAAGCTTCAGCAGCCGCTGCAGGTGACACTGATTCTAGTGGCTTGTCTGCCGCATCCGGTTCATTCCTTGGACAGATTGCCATTAACGCCGCTGACTACTTATTCGGAAAAGGTTAACCTCATTATGCCAGAACCAGATTATAACACCTCAGCTGTATCCAGCGCACCTACTAGCTCCCCTAGCCCACAGTCACGCCCTAGTGGCTTAGGCTCTCGCTCTGGTCGTAACATGGATGCAGATATGTATGCTGGATCTAGTTATGCCCCTACGAGCAATGCGGGTACAGCTAGTGCAACACAGACACCCTCCCCTAAAGCTACATCTACAGGTAGCTTCACAGGTGCAGCATCAAACAAGTCGGACGATGGGCCAGGCTACGGACAGCCTTACAACCCAGCGGCTACTCTGTATAGCAACACTGCTACGGCTCTGACAAATGCAGGTGTTAACCTCACGCCACCTACACAAGCAAGCTACAACCCTATGAATCTGTACTCTAGCCAGAGTATGGCAGAGATCTCTACTGAGATTAACGACTACCTTCGTAATACAGCTATTGATGATGCAATGCGTGAAGCGCTGGGCATACCAGAAGTATATCAGGGTATCCCAACAGCAGAAGAGCCGGAGCCAAACATTGATATGTCTGTACTCCAAGGTGCTCTGATGCCTGAGCCTATCACTGTAGAGGAACTGCCTGAGGATAAGATGTTTGAAGGCATGGACGGCAGCTACATGTTTGAAGAAGAGGTCACTGTTAAGGCTGGTGACACACTTACAGCCATTGCTGAAGCAAACAACTTACCTGTGCAAGATGTCATTGATGCCAATCCACAGATCGCTAACCCTGATATGATCCGTCCAGGTCAGAAGGTTAATCTTACTAAGAGATTGGATACTAAAGGTGAGACTCCGGCACGAGAGCTTCCAGAAGTACTTAGCATCCCAGAGGCTGCAGCCTACATGGGTAAAGAACGTGCCACTCTTATCATGAAGGGTATAGATAAGCTCTTTGGGTTAGTGCCACCTAAGACAGACATAGAGAAGAAAGCTAAATCAGAGCTAGAGTACTTCTTAGATGCACAGCCTGAGAGTTCTCTCCCTGACTTCTTTAAGTATGTACCAGATAAAGTACAGCTTGCGGAGTACATAAAAGGTAGAGCAGAACGTAAGAAAGCTGCAGGTACTATGAACTTTTCAGACCGCTCAGCACTAACATACATGGATAACCTCCAGCTTGTAGACATAGAGGATGCACAGCCTGCTGGGTTGATGAGTTCTAGGTTTGATAGTAAGGGCGCTACTGGACTTACAACTTTCTATGAGGACATAGGAAAAAAAGCAGAGTCAGATCATGGATCTACACCTGTACCTACAAAAGACGCAAGAGAGACAAAAGAATACATAGACGGTAAGTTAAATCCTAACTACATAGCTGACCCAGAAGACCGCAGTAAAGATGTAGGTTATGGACATAAAGTTACTGCTGCAGAGGAGGCGTCAGGTAAGATAAGGGGTGTGACTTTTAAGAATGAAGACGGCACCTACAAAGAGCTTACTGAAGAGGACAAAGTAACAATACTAAATGCTGATATGCAAGCACACACAAAGGCTGCTTTAGATGCGGGTTGGGAAACTAAACTTTCTAACATCGGAACCTCTTGGAATGAGCTAGACCCCTCGTATCAAAGAGCGTTAACATCATTGGCATATAATGTCGGGGGTAAAAAAGCAGGTGAAGACTGGACTGCTGTATTGAGAGCAGCTAAAGATAGAAATGTCACAGAGTTTGCTAGGCATCTAAGACGCCAAGATGCAGGTCGATATACTGCGGGTATGGATAACCGTGTCATGAAAGAACTAAAGTTTGCAGGTCTCATCGATAAACGTAGAGATGTTGCGAGTGTATTGCCTCTTGCAGACCGCAGATCAGGAATAGCCAACTAATGCTGGGACTTCCTCTTGAACTTATCACCATGCTAGGCTCCACTGTATTAGGTGGGGTCATGAGCGTGTGGGGTCAAAGCATCAAAGCTAAAGAAGCCCAACAGAAGATGCTCATGGAACGTGCCAGCTTCAATGCCAAGCAAGTGGCAATGGCTCGTGACGCAGGAAAGAACGATAAACATTTCGCTTGGACACGAAGACTCATTGCATTATCTTCAGTCTTTGCTATTATTGTTCTACCAAAGCTAGTCGCTGTCTTCTACCCTGAGGTAAGCGTCATTGTAGGTTACACAGAAATTCAAGCTGGGTTCCTCGACTTTATCTTTGGTCCCGGTGAAGAGATGGTAAAGTGGAAGTATGCACAAGGCTTTGTCATTACACCGTTAGATACACACATTGTTTCAGCTATCGTAGGTTTATACTTCGGTGCTGGATTTACTAAGTAGGATATAAAGATGCCAATAGCAGGACCGTTTGATAGACCCATTCCCGGTGAGTCACTTACAGGTGAACCCCGTAATAACCCTTGGGAGCAACCGCCCCAGATGTCAGACGCTAACGAGGTAGCCATGTTCTACCTTCAGCGTTTAGATAACGATGAGGTGCTGCAGGACTTTGGTGCTATGGCACAGGCAGGTGTATCTCTAGCACCTATCGTAGAGACTACTTACATGCAGGGTGTCATGCGTGGTCTACACACTATAGACGCTGGGCTTGTCGTAGCTCCTGTCATCCATGCATTCCTAAAGGCTGCTCTTGAGGACATGGGCGTTACTGTTAAAGACTCTAGTGCCAACCCACAGAAGAAAGCAGAAGATGCAGAGATGCAGCGCTTCCTTATGGTTGCTAACACTATGCTAGATAAAGAGGACTCCGGTGCACCTGATGAAGGTCAGCAGATGGTTGAGTCTATGGTTGAAACGCAGGAGGGAGAACCTGCTGAGGAAGAGATGCCGCAAGAAGAAATGGTACAAGAAGAAAAGCCTCAGGGCTTGATGGCAAGGGGTTAACACACAATGGCATTCAACAGAAAAGAATTTTTAGCTTCATTCCTCAACCAAGTATCTGGTGGTATGCAGAAGATGCGTGAGGACGCAGCTGACTATAAGACTAAACAGGAAGAAGCCTTTGAGCGTAACCAATCCCTGATTGCTACTCGTACCTCACGTGCTGATGCAGCCGTTGCTTTGGGTAAAGAGGCTCTTCAGTATATACCTGAGGGTGCTAAGTCTAAGGCTATGGTTCGTACCGCTATTGCCTCAGGTATGACAGGTATAAAAGAGTTTCGTGATAAGCTTGCAGCCGCACACGCAGAGGCAGGTTTGGGTGCAGGTGAAAAGCTATCAATCAATGATATCGAAGCCGTCATTAGTATGCCTAACATTCCAAGCATTGATCAATCACTCATTGATATGTCTCTTGAGCAATTTGCTAGGAAGTCATATGGTGCTACAGGTGAGGCTAGGCCTGTCGAAGATGACACAGGTGTTGTCGGTAGGCTCTTTGGCTTTGGTGCTAAGGAACGTGTACAAGAACAGTTACGTGAGATGCCAGGTATGGGCGAGATGTCCATTGCTGATGTTAACGCCGCTGCACGTATGGCTGAGTTTAACTCTCTCATCCCTAACGCTGTAATGTCTTTCTCTGAGATGGAGCGCTTCGGTAAGACGGATAGCTTTACTTTTTCTAGAGAGATCACAGAAGAGTATGATGAGCTAGTTACATCTGATGCAGCAGACGCTATGGCAGAATTGGCCCTGCGGGGTTACCTAGACCAGATTAGAGAAGGTGGTGGACAAGAGAGTGATGTCACCCAAGCTACTCTGGAAAGCATAAAAGCAGATGCACGTAAAGCCTACGCTCAGAAGCAGTTAGCTAAAACTATTGAGGGTTACGCTAATCAGTATGGATCCCCTGCTGGTGGCTTCTTCCAACAACAGTTTGCTATGGATCAGGTAAAAGAACTTATGGGCCAAGAGTGGCTAGATGAGTTAATGAAGGGCTACCAAGTAACAGATGGTGCAGAACCAAAGCCAAAGCCAGTGACAGAAAGAGAAACACTGCCTATGGATCCTATCCCCGATTCAGCAGATGAGCTATCCAGCATGACAGGGGATGAGTTACTACCACCCCCCCTACTTGCTGATCCTGCCAGCGTTCCATCGTTACCTGAGGGTAAGGAACGTCCAGCCGGTGACACAGGTGGCGATATCGTAAAGCAGCGCAAATGGGATAAACAATATGGTGGTCGTTACAATGCTGATAGAACACCTATCATAGTTGAACCTAGACCAACAGACCCAGATGCTACAACAACTCGTACTAAGCTTTTATCAGGTAGAGAATACCAAGTTAACGCTATGGAGGAGTGGGATAGAAAGTATGCCGAAACCCACAACCCAGATGGTACACCCAAGCAGTTCGAGGATGACTAAGCATGAACTACTTTGAACGCCAAGAGTACATAAAGAATCTGACTAAAGGTGCGTCCTCTACACTGGCACCTACAGAATCTTTGTCCTTTGATCCAGAAGAAACATTAACAGTTACAGACATACAGAGTGACTACAAATACTCTCAGCCGATTCGTAACTACATGATTGAACGTAAGGGCGAGGACTACCGGAAAAAATCAGATGAGCAGGTGGTAGATGATTTTGTTAAGCATATGCGTTACTTTAACGCTAACACTGTATCTACTGCAGGTGAGGTTCGCTTTGTTAGCAAGGCAAACGCCAGACAGAAAGAAGCAGCACGTAAAGCATACCAGATCTATGACCAACTAGGTAACGTCTTTGTTAACGATGGTGTTATGGGTGCTGTTAAAGGTGTAGGTGATTACGTTTTTGCTGCAGCCAAAGACCCTACAAACTACTTAGGTTTACTTACTGGTGGTATTGGACGTGCGGCAGCTGGTGGTGCACAGGTAACAGGACGTGTAGCTATCAAAGCTGCAGTACAACGCGCTGGGCGTGAGGCTCTGCAATCGGGTGCTACTGCTAAGGCTGCTCAGGAAGCTGCTAAGAAGGCGGGTAGAGAAGCGGCGGCACGTGCAGCACGACAAGGTATGACCAAACGTAGAACTAAGGGTGTGTACGAGAATGTTGAACGTATCGTAGGCAAAGAAGCTAAACGAGCTATAGCTAAGGATGCCATGAAGGTTAAGCAGAAGGAGTTGTTCCAGACAGCTGCTACTAAATCCTTGTATGCTACTACAGCACTAGACGCTACAGCCGCTGTGTACCAAGACATTGCAGCACAGCAAGTTATGCTGGATGTAGGGGCGCAGGAAAAGTACAGCGCAACACAGACCGCCTTCTCTGCTCTCTTAGGTGGTGTTGCAGGTGGGGCACAACTTGCTGCACGTAAGATTGGCGCTGGTAAGTCTGGCCTAGAAGATACTCGTACAGAGGTAGAGAAACTAGCACAGAAAACCATAGATAAGTATGCACCTATCTTGAAAAAGAAGGATGCACCTGAGGCAGCTAAAGCTATCAAGAAGGCTGCTGATAAGTGGAACGACAAGGTAGATAAAGGTCAGATGGGCAAGGGCGTCATTGATGACTCCCAGCTTGTTAAGGAGATCATGTTTGGTGACACCCCCGGTGAGATAGGTGGTCTTGCTGGTGTGTTTAGAGATAAAGGCTACAAGATTGGTAAAGAGATCCACATCTCTGATGTCATCACTAACGTAGCTAACTCACTCACACCTGCAGAACTAAAGGGTATCAACGATACTATGGGTAAGTTCACTGGTATGCAGTTTGGTGACCTGAGTGGTTCACGTGTTAAGCTGGGCGATCTCA